AATGCCTGAATCTGTCGGGAGAAGACGCTATGATCCACAAGCGCTGGGCTACACCGAGGCGCAACTGTGGGCAGTGATGGTACAGGAGGAGTTATGACAGTTACCTATCTTGGCACGTTGGCGACAGATCTGGACAAGGTGCGCTTCAACCTCAATGACACAGTTGAGAATGCTGGCCCGCGACCGGCTGACGCCAACTATACCGATGCGGAATTAACGGGGCTTGTCACACAGGAGGGCAGCTGGCAGCGCGCCGTGGCCGCAGGGTTCGAGCGGCTGGCTGCTGAATGGACACGCTACCCGTCATTCAGGGAGACGCAGGGGCTGAGCCTCAACCGCACCGACATCGCCGCTGGCTTTCGAGACTCCGCAGGCGAGTGGCGCGCCAGGTTCGGCGCGGCGATTCCCGTCTACGTGGCCGGGCAGATTACGAAGGATGGCTACTCGGACGATGTAGCCTCGGACGATATGGAGACAACCGGCGAATACGATCCATCATTCGCCTACGTGGTTCCTGCATAGTCTCTTTGAAAGGGGGACGATATGAGTAAGAAAACTAGTACGAGTAAAGGACTCAGACTGCTCGTCACGGGGGCGGCCGCCTGGACGCATTCCGGATACGGAAAGCCCTGGCGCTATCTACTCCCACGGCTGCACGAGGCCGGACACGAACTGGCGATGGCCCCGTTCTTTGGCTTCCGTGGCGCCGTGCTGAATTTTGACATCAACGGAGCACCGGTGAAGTTCTATCCGCCGTGCAAGGACCAGTTCTTCAACGACATCATCGGGCATCACGCGGCCGATTTCGAGGCTGACGTAGTGATCACGATGCAGGACGTATGGACGCTCAAGGACTGGGGACAGCAGGACTTCCGTTGGTGCCCCAACTTCCCGGTTGATACAGAGCCGGTGAGCGCGGCAATTCTCAATGCCATAGATGGCTGCCACACACCGCTGGTCAACACGCGCTGGGCGCAGCAGCAGCTCATCGAGAACGGGTGGATGAACGCGCACTACATGCCCTATGGCGTGGATTGTGAGATATTCTCGCCAGGTGACAAGGCTGAGGCCCGCAAGGCCGTCGGCCTACCGCCGGACGTGTTCATCGCCGGGATGGTGGCGGCCAACTCTTCGTTCCCCAGCCGTAAGTCATTCCCCGAGGTCATCGTAGCCTGGGAGCGCTGGCTGGCTGCCGGCAATGACGGAATGCTGTACATCCACGCGACGATCACACCGAAGCGCAACAGCGGCATCCAGTTTGAGCAACTGATTAACACGCTACACATCCCGTGGTCAAGCCTGGACGACCCAGATCCGGAGCGCAAGGCGCGCGCCAAGATCATGTTCCCGCCGCAGTATCGTATGTGGTGCGGCGCGATTGACGATGAAGAGCTGGCGAATATCTATCGCTCGATGGACGTGCTACTCTCGCCTTCGCAGGCTGAGGGATTCGGCATCCCCATCGTGGAAGCGCAGGCGTGCGGCGTGCCGGTAGTGACGCAGAACATCACGTCGATGACTGAGCTGACGTTTGCCGGGCTATGCCTGGAGCCTGCACAGCCGGTCTGGGAAACCGAAGGCGGATGGCGTGGTGTGGCTGACGTTGACAGGATCGTGGAGGCCCTGGACTGGGCCGCTGGCTTGAGTGATGAGGAGCGCGTAGACCTAGCTCTTGTGGCACGCGAGGCATCGCTGGACTTTGACTATGACGTGGAAATTGAGCGCGATTGGGCGCCTCTGCTGGAAGAGCTTGAGGCAGAGCAATGCTGACGCCCTACATGCCGCAGGCAGAGATCGCGATGATGGACATGGTGTTTGCACTCAAGCGCCCGGCACGGGTGCTAGAGTTCGGCGCCGGTGGCTCGACAGTGCGATGGTCTGGGCTGCCGTTTATCGAGCGGTGGGTGACGGTAGAGCACGACCCGGAATGGATGCTGAAAACCGAGGCTGAAGCGCCGCACGCGACGATTCTGTATGCCTCAGAGTTGATTGCTGCTAACTACGTCAACGATATTCCACAACTCTGTGGCGCTGGACCATTTGATCTCATCTTCGTTGACGGTGAGCACCGCGTCGAATGCATCAAGGCGTCACCGCAGTGGCTGGCGCCCGACGGCGTGGTTGTCCTGCACGACGCAATCCGCCTAGAGTACGCGGAGGCGTGGGGCGTCTATCCATATCGTGCAATGCTGACACGCGGAGAGTGCGTTCGTGGCAGGCTGGCCCTGGAGCATGACGGCTGTCGCAACGGCCTGATGGTGATGTGGGGTGGCGGATGAAACTCAACCTTGGAGTAGGGCGCGAGGCCCGCGAGGGCTGGGTGAATGTGGACCGGCAGCAATACCCTGGCGTTGACGTGCTATGGGATCTGGACGCGACGCCCTGGCCCTGGGATTGGCGGGTATTCGATGAGATCCTGGCGCTGGACATCTTCGAGCACCTGATGGATCTGACCGCCACAATGGACGAATGCTGGCGCGTGCTTAAGCCCGGCGGGGAGTTGAGGGTGCGCGGGCCTCGGGCCGGTGGCGTGAATCACTACGCAGACCCAACGCATCGCCGTGGCTTTGCGGATACGTCATTTGACTACTACGCCGCCAACGCGCAGCGCACCGATACCCCGCTCATCTACGGAGCCGGGCGCTGGGAGCTAATACGTGTGATTGGGGAGCCGGGTAGTCCTAACATCGAGTTCCTACTGCGGAGGCTGCCATGACTATCGGCGTCGGCATCCTGGCATTCAACCGCCCGCAATACCTACGCCGTCTGGTAAAGTCGCTTGAGATGCAGACCGACTTGAGCGGGTGCGAGTTCCACTTGCTCTTGGACGGGACAACCAACCAGGCGAGCGGTATCCAGTACGCCCATCAGAAGGACATTGACGCCTGCGAGCGGCTATTTGACCGGGCGAGCTTGCCCAACAAGCACACTCACACGCAAGAGCAGAACGTCGGCATCGGCATCGCCTCTTTGGAGCTGACCGACCTGCTGGCATCGAGCTACGAGCGCATAATGCAGCTAGAGGATGACGTGGTGCTGTCGCCCGACTGGTTCCACTTGGCACGCATTCTCTACGATGAGCTGGGGGAGCACCCGGACGTGTACTCGTTCAATCCTGGCTACCGGCGTTACGGCACGTACGCCGATGACGCCGCCAACCTGGGGCGCATCGCCTACACCTGGAACCATATGTGGTGCGAGTGCTTCACCGCTGAACGCTGGGCGCGCATCCGTGACTACTACATGGAATATCATGCCTACATCGTCAAGGAGGACTACATCGAGCGCATAGATGGTCCGGTGCGTGAGTTCTTCGACGGGCTGGGGATGCGAGACGGGCTGGCCTGCTCACAGGACGGCGGGCGTGAGATGGCGATTGTCCGCAACGGGATGCGCAGAGCGCAGTGCGCCGTCAACCGCGCGCTTGGTATCGGAAAGGAAGGCATCCACTTCACGCCTGCGCTTTACGACGAGATGGGCTTCGCGCAGCAGGTGCCCTTTATGTTCAAGTCGGACGCAGCGCGGGAAGGCTTTGAGTGGGGTGACTGACTATCTCCTGCAGCATGCGTCGGGCGAATATGTGTCATTGCTGCAACTGACGAACCGGCTCCACGGGCGATATGCAGAGCGCCACGGGCTGACGTTCGTAACATCCAACGGGCGCCGTGTCCCAGATTGGCATTTCTACTGGGACAAGATTGATCTACTCGTTGAAATCTTGGAGAGACCGGATACAGGCTTTGTGCTCTGGCTAGACGCGGACGCGGCAGCCTTCGGGCAGCGTGATCCACGCGAGGCCCTGGGCGATGGTGTGCTGGGGATGACTCGTCATCCAGGGCGCTCTACTCCGACGACTGTCAATGCCGGCGTGATGTTTCTGCAAGCCTGCCCGCATGTTGTGGATCTACTACACGAGGCTGTGGCAAGGGGTCCGGGCGTCTGGCCTTGGTACGAACAGCAGATCATAAATGATATGTTGTATGCGCAGGAATGGCAAGAGGGCTTTGTTGAGCTGGGCCACACCTGGAATAGTACGGTGATTCTTGGGCACCCGCTGGAATGTGAGATACGCGCCTGGCACGGCGGAGGCCCGGTAGAATGGCGCCTTAATATGATGCGGACTGAGATTGAGCGGAGGGGACTATGAGCCTGAGCACGCTTGAACTGGCACAACTACGCAGCGATGCGGACGACTACATGCCGGATACCTGCGTCATTTGGACCGTCGCTCGCACCCCTGACGACTACGGGGGCTGGACTGAGGAGTGGACAGACACGTACAAGGCGGTTTCCTGTCGGCTTGCGGCGCTGACGACTACCCGACCCGAGGGCATGGACGGCTCAGAACTGGGCAGCTTCACGCGCTGGCTGTTGGCGGTGCCCTACAATCAGGCGATCGACGCCACAATGCGCGTGGTGCATAGCGGCGTGACGTATGAGATCGAGGCCGTGGATGACCTGCAGAGCCACCGAGCCTCGCGACACGCCTATCTGCGGCTGGTGACATAATGCCAAGCATCACGATTACAGTAGATGACCGCGAGCTTAGGCGGCTCATTGCCAACACCGGCGGGCGCGTGGAGAAGATCATCGCCGACGGTGTGAACTACGGCATCTGGAATGAAATAGGCACCTACAAGATGACCGCCCAGCCGTTCATGAGCCCGGCCGTCGAGGCGATACGCCCCGGCTGGGAAGCCTCTTTCAAGAACCAACTGACGGACCCGCAGGTAGAAGGCGTCGTCACCAAGGCAGCGTTCGATGTAGAGCGCGGTGCAAAGGAGCGAGTGCGGGTAGATACAAGCGCGCTCCAGAACAGCATCCACGTGGTAGATGGCGACATCTTCACGGTGACATTCACGCCGCTAGAGGGTGGGCAATGATCGAGATACGAACCGCACTCTACAGCAAGCTAATATCCGACACGGCGCTCATCTCTGAGCTGGGCGGCGATACAGCCATCTACTACGGGATGGCACCGCAGGAGACAGCGAGGCCGTATGTTGTGTTTTTCAACGCTGGCGGGGGACCGGATAATACCTATCCATCCGACCTCACCAGCGAGGTATACGTGGTTAAGGCCGTCGCGGATAATCTGGGTGGCGCGCTGACTGTGGACAATGCGTGCAAGACCGCACTCCACAAGCAGACCCTGACCGTGACAGGCTATACCAACATCTGGACGCGGCGCGAAAATGAGTTGAGTCTTACAGAAGTATCGGACGATGGAACTGTAATCAGGCACGAAGGTGCGTACTACCGAATTCGGGTAGACAACTAGGAGAGACATATGACGGCAAGCAGTGGAGGGGGCACCGGCAAGGGGTACTATATCCTGTGGGCCTCATCGATTCTGTCTGTGAACTATCGCACGGCAGACACAGATGAGGAAATCGGGACGGTAGACCAGAGCGCCGGGGCAGACACGGACAGAACATTCTTGACCACGCTTAAGGGCGGCGGCAAGACGTACACCGGCAAGCACGCCGCAGCGGACACGACCCTGTGGGGTGCAGTCTTGCCGGGAACTGAAGGCACGCTAGAGTGGGGCGAGGAAGGCACGGCCGCAGGAAAGCCGCGGCATAAAGTGAATGCCATCGTGACCAATCGCCACAAGGGCGCTGCTTATGATGGCCTGGTGGTCATCAGTGCGTCGTGGATCTACAGCGGCGCACTCATCGACGACACGTACTAGGCTAGTTGAAAGGGGAGCAGCGTGACGACAGAACAGATGATCAATGACGTGAGAGTGGTATTCCGAGACGGGATCGGGGCCAAGTTCGGCTGGGATCTCATCGGGCCGATGAACCGATTCACTGAGGCGATGGCTGCCAAGACGCTAGAGCTGCAAGGCGGGGACGAAAATGCGGACAAAGTGTTCATCCCTGGCGGCGCCGTGGTTGAACTGGTCCACGATGCGCTAGGCTGGAAGGCTGCCGTGCTGCTAGTGCGCGCGGCTGTCGAATCCTGGGACTTCCCAGGCGATCTCACGACAGATGAATGCTGTGACGATCTCGACACGCTAGGCGAGCTGTTCCCGCTCATCGTCAGAGGACGGCAGATCTATCTCGGAGTACCACTCTCGGGGGAATAGGGCAGCGGGTTTATGAGGCCCTTCGCGGGGTCTCACAAGATCCGCTCCCGTGGGAGTACGTGCGCTGGACCATAGCGGTGCGGACAGGGTGGACGCTGGAATACATCGACGGCTTGCCGCTCGATGAGGTTTACTCTGCCGTGACGATCTGGAGCTGGGAGAATCGCGCACGCGCAGAGAACGCAGTGATAGCAGGATGGTAGGGGGATTATGGCATTTCAGATAGCTAGTCTATACGCCAAGGTAGGCGGTGATACGAGCGGGCTACAGAAGGCACTGCAGGAAGCGAGCGTAGCGCTAGGCACTGCCAGCAAAGAAATGCAAGCTCTAGGAGAGAATGCTGGCGCGGGCAGCGAGGGGACCAAAAAGCAGACCGCGAGCCTAAAAGACCTCGGCATAATGGTCGCCAAGGTTACAGCGCCAGTTGTAGCATTTGGCATCGCTGCCAAGAAAGCCTTCGACTTCAGCGAATCTGGCGCGGCGGTCATCCAGACCGCAATTTCCTTTGACCGGCTAGGCGTGAGCATTGAAGATCTGCGCACTGCAAGCCGCGGCACAATCAGCGATGTAGAGTTGATGGCATCAACTCTGACGCTGACAGCAGGGGCAAGCGAAGAACTACAGGCCAAGATGCTTGACGCGGCCCCCCAACTCCTCGAAATTGCCAAGGCTGCCAATGCTGTTAACCCATCCCTGGGCGATACGGCATTCATGTTTGATTCTCTCGCGCGTGGTATCAAAAGATCAGCGCCGGTTATCATTGACAACACAGGTCTCATCCTAAAGCTGGGCGCGGCAAATGAGGCGTATGCCGAATCACTTGGCAAGACCGTAGAGGAACTGTCCGCCGAAGAGAAGCAGATTGCGCTCCTAAACGCCACGCTTGAGGCTGGCAATAGGCTCATCGAACAGGCGGGCGGTTCTGTGGAAGCATACGGCGACGCCTGGGCCAGCGTTCGGGCACATATTAAGAACGCCACGGACGAAATGAAAGCCC